CCAGAACCATAGTTAGCAGTAGCGATACCACCGCCACCACCTCCACCACCACCGCCGTTGCATCCAGCATTTTGTCCACCTGTTCCACCACCAGAGAATAGGTTTGCGGTTGTTGATTGAGCGTTGTCACTATTCCATCCTGTAGTATTGTTGGTAGTACCAGAGATTCCACAACCACCTCCACCAGCACCATCAGTTCCACCTGATCCACCACCGCCACCTGCTCCAGCGACAATAGAATTACCAATTTTCATTGCTGTGGCTCCACCACCTCCAGCACCATTTGTACCAGAATTATTACCCATACCACCAGTACCACCATTAGCATCATATGCACCTGCTCCAGCTATCTTATTACTAGTTCCTGCACCTCCAGTTTCATAAGTCGCTTGAAATCCATTGGTAGGATTATTCACTTCTAATTGCATTACATCACCATGACCACCAGCTTGATTACATTCACTCTTTAATGTAACAGCATCACCACCTGTACCACCAGCTAATGTAATTTGAATAGAATTATACAAGAATTGAGTACTTGCTAGATTAATAGATCCTGATCCTGTTTGATTTCCACTACTACCAGGATTATCAGTATCTGCGACTAATGTATGCAATCCAGCAGTTCCATCATTAGTGTATGCTCCAGGATTATCACCACCTGATCCAGCTACATTAGGAGTATTTGGATAATTTTTCTTGTAATAAGTTCCTGCTTGTCCATTTTGACCAGAAGCACCAGTAGACGAACTAATTGTACGAAGATCACCAACTTTACTACCAGTAGTAACTACCGTTCCACCTGGTCCACCGTCAGTTCTTGCTGTGTTTAATCCACCTGCTTGTCCACCATTAGCAGTAATAGTAAGTAATCCACCACCAAATTCAACCTTACTTCCAGAACCACTGTTACCAGACTGATTTCCTGGAGATCCAGATCCACCACCACCTGTAATGGTCATGACCAATGTTGTCCAGTTATTTGGAAAAGTAATACCTGTACCAGTTTGAGGACTATTTTTAGTTATCAATCCACCTGGATACTCAATGATAGGTTCACCACCATCTGTAGTCTGTCTACCACCAATTACAGAAGTACTAATAAACTTTTTAAATACAGGAGCTGGAATGGTTGTTGTAACTTCATATGTTCCTGCACCAGCACCACCAGATGCCATATAATATCCTTGACCTTGTACTGCTGCTCTTGTTAATGTAAAAGAACCAACACCTGTTGAAGTAAAATTCATAGAAGTTCCACCCTGAGCATTGCCTAAGGATGATGCTAATTTAATAGTATTATCATCTATTTTTATTACATAATACTTACTACCATTAGTTAATCCACCGATAGGAGTTCCTGGTGATGAAAGTGTATGAATACCAGTACCAACATCAGTGATATCAATTGCAGTTCCTGCTGCTGCATTTGCAGAAGTTGTTGCAAGTTTAATTGTATTAGCATCCATATCAATAACAAAATAGGATGTATTATTAACTAAAGGAGCTGCTACACTACCCTGAACTGTAAATGTTTGTAATCCTGTTCCTGAATCAGATGGAGTTAATATTGGAGTTCCTGCTTGAGCAGCAGGAATAGTTTGATGTAATCTAACAGTATTTGCATCAACTATACTAACATAATAAGTAAATCCAACTGTTAGTCCACCTATAGCAGTACCACCAGTACTTGTATACTTTAAGGGAGTAGCAGTTGACATTCCATGAGCAGTAATTGTTATATTACCATTTGTTGTATTAACAGTACTAGCACTGGATGTTATTGCATGTGTTATAATACCCTTTCCATACGTTGTTTGATCACCTGTAGTCCATGCATGACTATTAACAGTCATTGTATCGTTTCCAGTATTAATCTCTGCTATGGTTACTTCTCTAACTACATTTCCCACAGAGTAGGTTACTTCATCACCAGTACTAAATCCATGTGTGTTTATTGATAATGTATTCGCTGCTATACTGACACCAGAATCACTACCTGTAACAGTTCTTGCAGGTATTGTTGGTGTATTGGATTTATATGATCCTGTTCCTTCTGCACCTGGATAGAAATCCAGTATATCATATGTTGCTACATCATTAGCACCTACTAATGGTTGTTTTAATAGAGCATGTTTATGTGCATAAGCAATACCACCAATAGGGAAAAACTGATACAATCTTGAATTACCATTCTCATATTTTGATAGATATCTATCACCAGAGAATCCAGAACCAATTACACTATTAGTAGTAGCAGTAGTATGATAAACGTAATGATTGTGTTGAGGGACACCTTGCAATCTCTTATCTTGCATGGTAACCTTAACTGTCTGGGTTCCAGCAACAGAGGTTCCCATACTATCTGTTACTTTATCATAATCAACAGTTGTTATAGTACCAAGAGAAAAATATCCTGCCTGTGATGTCTTATCAAGTAACCATTTACCACCTGTCTTCGCAACACCATTCTCTGCTCCTGCACCAAGAGTTAACAATCCAGCAGTAGGAGATCCAGTACCATATACAGTACCATATCCAAGAATCTTCTTTGCTTTTAAATCAGGAACCGTAAATGTTCCAAGAGTTTTTGCATTAGTACCTAAGTGCTCACCAAGATAACTGAATACATTTGTCGGTTTAATATCTTCTAACTTTCCATCAGGATTAAAATTAAACTTTAACTGTAACCCACTACCAGTACCTGCACCAGTTAAAGTGTATGTGGGATCACTAGTATAATTATTACCTAGTTTAGTTGTAACTACAGCAGTAATAACACCACTAGCATTAATAACTAGATTTGCTTCAATAGTTTCATTATCAGTAGCACTGCCTGTTGGTGCAGTAAATGTGATTGTAACAGCACCTGGTGTTACTGGATAACCAGTACCACCACTAACTAATTCCAGTCCTGGTCTTGATGTCCCACCATAATCATTACCTATTATCTTATATAATGCTGGATAATCTTCTATCTTATATTCTGATCCATCACAATATATGTACCCAGGATACTGATATTCTGGATTAATTCCTGTCTGAGCATTACCAGTAGTTTCTCTAGTAATCTGCCCTGTAGTGAAATCATACGATGGATTTGCTGGTACTTTTGAATTATCATGTACACCATCCACTGCTTTCATAGTAGTGATGATAGTACCAACTTCAGTAGTATCAGATGCCTTATCTGTATAATAATTCTGTCTAATATTCCTGTATGTAGGATTTGGTGCTACTGTCATGGATCAAATCTTTATTAGATATTCTAAAACTATAAATGGAGAAACTACACTATCAATAGACACTGCATCATCAACACTTAAATTTAATGTAGTCTTTAACGTATCTGGACTTAATTCAAGGGCATCAGTAACCAATTTAAAACTGTGAGTTCCTCTATCCAAATCAACTTTATGAAAGTGTAGAGTAGGATCAGCTGTTTGAACTAAATCAGTTGATTCAGTAACTTGATTGAATAAGTCTGCATATATTCTACTACCATCTGTATTTAGATTGCTATTGAACGGTACTACATCATGGAGAGTTCCTGATTTCCAATCAAGAGGCATATTAGCAGAAGTAGGAGTGTATGTTGCATTAACATCCTCATTTTTTGTAGAATTTCCTTGAGCATCTAGAACACATATTCCAAAAAGGATATCCCTTGTAGCAGAAATATAGCTAGGTTGAACACCTGGTGCTATTTGATAATTAGCTGGATTTAAAGGATAATTTGTCCATCCCACATTTAACAAACATCTAGTCCTCCAATCAGAAATTGATAGTGTAGCACCATTGTTCCAACAAGCACCTCTATAAGCAGTAGGATCCCAAGTTCCTGCAAACGCACCAAATTGATAATCACCAGTTGCAGCATTAGATGCAAATGCTCTACATGCTGGTTGATTATTACCTGGAAATGCAGGTGGAGTACCAGCAGTACCACTAGCAACAGTATTATTCATCCAATCTTGAATTGGTATTGTACTAGCATTCCAATAAGAAACTAAACCAGCAGCTTGTGGTTCTTTTATTGTTGCTGGTGATGAAACATCAATTTCATTTGTTGATTTAATTCTTGCCCTTCTATGGCTACCAAAATGCATGTGACCTGCAATTGCTGAAACATCAACAGCTTCAGTCTCTGTTCGTTTACCAGCAGTAGTTCCCCATGTCCATGCTGGTCTTCCTTTAATGTTAACAACTTGAGTAGGTACAGTAAATGTACCAGAATATGTTACAGCAATAGTTGTTCCAAGAGTTGATGTTGCTTCAATACCAATACCAGAACGACTTACTTCATTACCAACAGTAGTTGTCTCACGAATATTCTTATAGACACCAGCATCAGCACCTGGTGTTGGTAGTGGATACTTAGAACTAAGATCAGGTACTACAAATTGTTCATCAGTTAATGATTGTAATGGATCTCCAGCAATATTTTTTCTAACAAATTTACCAGTTAGTCCCACACCACATATAGCAGCAAGTGCAGGATAATCATTCACATTATAAATTGTACCATCACACCTCAAATAACCAGATGGCAAATTCTCTCTGTTTGTAGAAGAATTAATATCAGGATTTATTTGAGTTGGCCAAGTAATTATTTGACCTGTCAAATTACCATACTTTGATCTTTCGCTTGAGTATAACTTTGCCATTAGTATGCCTTAATAAGATAAACTACTACCATAGCTGGTTGATTTGTATCTACAATAATATTTAGAGCATCATTAAGACTTTCTGGATAAACAGAACCAATACTTATATCATTCAATGGATATGTTGATGGTGGATTTAAAGATCCTCTTGCCATTTGAATATCAAAAGTTCCATGACCATGTGATGTGAAAGCAGAACTATTTGGATTATTATCATTAAAAGTACTCATGGAACTACCATATGTTCCTTCTCTAAAAGTTGTATTAAATTGACCAGCAGCAGTATTAATAGTTTGAGCACTCAATTTAATAAGATAAACAAAATCAGTATCACCACTACCAGTTCTTGAGATCTCAGTAATATAAGTTCCTTTTGCAAAACAATCACCATCTACCAGCATCCAAGGATGTATTTTATCATATTGATACCAGTTATCTGGTGCAGTACCATGTGAAGTTCTAATGTCTGTTCCTGCTGGCAATGAGATCTCACTAGTAGCAATACTAACCTGAACACTATTAACAGTGAAATAAGTAGATGGATCCTCTGGACTATCTTCTAAGTTGTTGAAGGTTCCTTTACTATGTCCGTAATAATTTCTTCTATTACCAAATATAAATGGTCTAGGAAATAAACCAGCCCATGCAGGTTCAGCATGAGTCTTAACTGGATCATATGTAAAGTTATTAGTAAAAGTACCAGTACTAAGAAAATCAACCTGTTGACTTACTGCTTGAGGACTATTCCTTGTTGGTGTACCATTATGCCAGTCAGGTGCAGGAACTTCTGACCAGTAATCTTTACCAGCATCACTTACATAGTCATGAAATTTATCTGCTGTTGGTAATGTCTGTTCGTATTGATCACTACCATAAAAAGCTGTTAATGTTCTACCATTAGCCCAATCTGGTGCTTGAGCAACTGAAGGATTCAAATCACATTGGAATTGAGTTGACTTAACAATAGAACATAAAGGATGATCTGTACTACCAGATACAGTCATAGATGCTGGTCTCCACACCTGTGGTCCATAAAAACTTCCCGTAGCAGAAGGAATGCTTCCTGGATGACTATGACCTGGAGTATGATTAATACCTAATTTTCTATTTAATGTTGTTATTGTTGCACTGAAATCAGGATCAGTGATCCTCATATTGGTAATCTTACCAGATAATTTTAAGTTAGGATCTGATAAACTAAAATCTATATCCGCATTAGCAGCCCAACTAGTTTTAATTACTTTAGTTGTTCCAAAACCATCTATATAATCACCAAATTTAGTTCCTACAGCATCTACAACAATATCTTTAACACTCCCTTGACCATACTGATATTTGGGATCATCAAGATATGATGACTCCAGATCCATCATACATCTATTAGTTAACTTAGGAAAGAAAAATATACCTGTATAGTTAGGAAAATCTCCTGCACCAGTACCACCATAAGTGTTACCAATCTCAGAAAATAACAACGGATAATCATTAGCATCAGCTTCTTGCCCATCACAAACTGCCCATCCCTTAGGAATATTTGATGCTGTGAATCCCTCACTACCGTCACCACCCCACGGGAGTATTGTCCCGACACGGGCGGTCTTCATCGTTTTTATAGAGTTGTAGTATTGTGCCATATTAGAGCTCTGCTAACCACCAACCACGAAGGTTATTTGGAATTGATGATGCATTAGGATCTCCTGCTGCATCTGTTGCACCCACGTAAATTAATCCGAATGATGCGTTTCTTGTCTGAACAATCATTTCACCACTGTCCCAAGCAGTAGTCAATTGACCAGCACCTGCCTGAATCTTACTACCACTCGTATCACCCTGAACAGCAACTGCTAGGTTATTAACCTTGAGTGCTCTTATAACGATACTTGTGTTGTAAGTAGCAGTACCAGCAACCTCAACAAACCTGATAACATCACCTGTTTCAGCAGTTGCTGGTAGGTAAACAACCATATTAGTTCCTGAAGGATTATTCAAGAGATAATTATTATTTGGTTGTAATGGATTTGCCTGTGTCTGACCAATACCTGTTGCTGATTGCTCAACATATGTATATCTGCGTCCACCATTTCTTGTCCAGTATCTATTAATACCAAATGCATCAATAGAACCATCCTGATAAATCAAGAAGTCTTTAGGACCAGCAGTTCCATTAGCACCAGCACCACCCAAGTTATCAACATGCAATACTGGTTGTGATGATGAACCAGTATCTGATTGGTCAATCCTACCTTTAATGTATAATGGAGTCTGTACTGAAGGAACAGCACCAACTGATAGATCACCAGTTGTAGACTCTACCTTAAAGTTAGTAGCAAGTGAACAAACACCGTTTGATTCACAAGATTCTTCAGTGATCATTAGATCA